TTTGAGGCGCGCCCAAATGTCACATCAGATGCCTTTGGTCTGTGCTTTAAGACAGGCAACTGTGTCATATTGAAGGGTGGAAGTGATGCGATAAATACCAATATCGCAATAGTAAAGGCTTTAAAAAAGGCCTTGACGGACAATTTGGTTTCTGCTGCTGCACTTGCACTTATTGAGTCAACAGACAGAGAGACAACAAATGCGTTTATGAAGATGGATCAGTATGTGGATGTGCTCATACCAAGAGGCGGTGCAGGACTCATCCAAAATGTTGTCAAAAATGCCACAATCCCTGTCATCCAGACCGGTACAGGCAACTGCCATGTATATGTGGACAAGGATGCTGACTTTGATATGGCTGTTAATATTATAAACAATGCAAAGACTCAAAGAATCAGTGTCTGCAATGCATGTGAGTCGATTGTAGTACACAGTGCCATAGCAGAGGAGTTTCTGCCAAAGCTGTACGATAAGCTAAGAGAGCATCATGTACAGCTGCACTGTGATGAAAGAGCGCAGGCTATACTGCAAGGAAGAGATGATGTGACAGAGGCCACTGCCGATGACTGGGGTATGGAGTATCTTGATTACATCATGTCGGTAAAGATTGTTGACAGTATTGATGAGGCAATCGAGCATATCAACAGATACAACACATCACATTCTGAGGCAATCGTTACAAATGATTACGACAATGCGCAGAAGTTCTTAAATGAGATAGATGCTGCGTGCGTTTATGTAAATGCTTCAACCAGATTTTCTGATGGAAATGAATTCGGCTTTGGAGCTGAGATAGGCATCAGCACACAGAAGCTTCACGCAAGGGGACCTATGGGGCTTGAAGCACTGACAAGCTATAAGTATATTATTTACGGTAGCGGTCAGATCAGGGAATAGTCAGGTAAAGTATCATAGAATTAATTTGAGAGGAAACATAATATAACATGAGCTACGATATAGATATAACAAAGACACCACCGGCACATGAGCCTGAGAGGCAGTATTACTACATGGCAAAGGCAAAGGATTTTGTTGAAAAGAAATCTAAAGAAATCGGCCGTCCTATGACTTATTTCGTCAAGACCTTTGGCTGTCAGATGAATGCCCGCGACTCAGNTGTAAAGACTTTCGGCTGTCAGATGAACTCTAAAAACAAGATGCCTAAAACCTTGTAAAATCAACCTTTCTTGTTAATCTAATCTTACTCATACACATATAAAGAGAGCAGGCTGTCTCCTCAGCCTGCTCTTATTCTCTGTAAAGGAACTCGTGAACGAGTCCGTTCTTAAACTCTATCGAAGCCACACGTCCGTCCAGCAGAACAATCCTCTCAATCACACTGTTCACAAAATCCTTAAGCACCTTTGCATCTACAGCACAGGCGAGCTCTCTGTAGTTGATGTGCTCACCTGATGCAATCTGATGAGCAATTAAAAATCCGGATGCAGTGGAGATGAAAGACATATCATCGTATTTTGTATCTGCAGTGTCGGCTTCAAGAGCTGACAGCTCGTTCTCTATGTCGCTGAGCGTGCCCTCAAGCTCCCTCTTGGATATCAGATATTCTTTTTCACTCATTGCATCATCTTCAAATAAAAACAGCTTCTTGAGCCTCTCAAGCGCTCTGATGGTCTTATCTCTTTTTGCTGTGAGTGCATCAGAATCACCGGAGCGGATGACGGTATATGGTGCAGCAGTGTACCGCTTCGGTTTGAAACCATGCATGATAGTGTCAAAGGTGACATCCAGTCCAATGTCAGCGATGCCTGCCACCTGCTCAAACTCCGGGCCAGTGAGGAGTATCTGCTCCAGATCAGAGACAAAGTGCAGCAGTTTCTTTGACTTGGAAGCCTTGACCAGATTTGAGATATAGTTGAAAATAAACGGTCCGAGCTTCACATCAGAGGTGCCCTTTGCCTTGCAGTGAATTTTTTTGTTGTGAGCACCGCATCGATAATTCGACGGCCTGAAACCATCGGCTCTGACCACATCGGCATCGGAGTGATAGAAAGCCCCGCACAGACCGCACACGATAAGACCGCCGAACACATGAGTCTTCTTGCTGACCACCTTGCGCCCATCCTTACCGAGTCCGAAGGTGTTCAGGTCCATCTGATGAGTCACCCTCTCATAGAGCTCTCTGTCAATAAGAGGTGGAAACACATCCTTCACATAGATAACCTCAGACGGATCATTCCTCTTGCCTCTGGCAGATTTCCTGTAATTGTAGCGGTAGTCACCGACATTCATAGGATTCCTGAGGAAATCAGCCACGGTCTTGCTGGTCCACTCACCGCCACGCTTGGTCGGGATGTCGTGAGCATTGCAGTAATCACGCACCACACAGGTAGAGTGGCACTCATCATAGAGCCTGTACATCATCCGGGCATATTCTGCCTCAGTATCAGAATGCACCGGACATTGCTTCTTTGTATCCCAGTCCCAGCCATACGGCACCCTGGCTCCGTTCCACTTGCCCTCAAGCGCACGGTTCATCATGATGTCACGCACACGCTCACCTGTGAGCTTGCGCTCCAGTTCAGCGAACACGAGGATAATCTTGAGCACGGCTTCACCAATAGCGCTTGAGGTATCAAATTGCTCATTTAAAGAGATGAAAGCCACCTTATGCTCCTTGAAATCATTGTACATAATAGAGAAGTCCACAAGGTTACGTGATATACGGTCAATCTTGTACACCACGACATGAGAAATCATGCCGGATTTGACCTTCTCAATCATTCTCTGATACTCCGGACGGTGAGTGTTCTTGCCGGAGCGCCCAGCATCCTTGAATACTTCAAAATTTTCAGTTTTAAGAAAATGCTTCACATAGTTGGAGCATTCCTGAATCTGAAAAGGGATAGAGTCTCTGTCAGCCTGTTTCCCTGTTGAAACCCTGACATAGATAGCGACAGTTTTAGACATATAAAAAGCCCCTTTCTAAAAAAGAGGGCATGTGATATAATAAGACTTGCTTATGGAGTTATTATATTGGCCCTCGGGTTAATAGGTAACATCTATATAAACGCTCTGCAGTTGCCGCTGCAGGGCGTTTGTTTAGTTACAGCACCTTTTACACGGTGCTAAACCAAGAGACTTTGCCTCTTCGATGTCAATTTGAATAGCATCCTGCATACCACTACATGATGGAATAGTGTGATACTTTGAACCAGATGCTTTATAATATACAAAATCCTTTTTAACAATATCAATATTTAATACTTTAGAAAGATATTCACTGTCATCAGGAAAAAGGGAGCAGTGACGATTGAGTTCATATTGAAGAGCGTTATTAAGTCGGTCAAAAGGTGTTGTGTATGATAACAAACTTAATATAAAAAGCAATTCACTAAAACCAGAGGTCATTAAACCATAATCCGCATGAAAAATCTCGTCTTTTCGCAGGGTATTGCGACTCTGATAGTTATAAATACGACCGCCATGCGCGGACATATTTCTGTAATCAATACAAATGAAAAGAGTATCCATCATAAGTTTTTTCATGGAATCATCGTAAATAAAATCGTAGTGGTCATGGTATAAATGGGATATCATTTCATTTTGCTCAGGAGTTTTAAAGAATCCGACAAAATTAACAATTGTAGTAAAATATACCCCCTTAAAGAGTATCCAAGGTGGAACATCACCATACTTTGACATATAGTGGTGTATTGGATCTTTATCTGAATACAATGCCTTTTTTATCTTTTCTAAAGTTTCAGAAAGTGTAAATCTCTTTTTTCTACGTTTCTTATTAGCATAATTCCTATAATTAAGATATTTTGCAGAGGCAGTACCGAATGATTTTGAAATTACATCGGCAGCAGCTTCTTTAATGAACTCTTCCAGATCCAGCATAGCGGCCATGACAGAGTTTCTCAGATTCTTATCTAAAATAAATAAAGATAAAATTTGCTCAAAAGTAACGCCATCCTTATAATATATAGAATCATTGTATCTGATTATGTATGGTTCTCTATAGCTTTTGATTAGGTTTGAATAACCATATCTCGAAAGAGCACTAATAGCAAAAGCCTCATCTGATATTATAAGATTTTGAGATTTTAATTTTTCTAGCTGACTATATACGTCAGTATAAGTTATTTGTTTATTCATTGTAAAATCCTCATAAACGCAAAAAAAGCCTTGGAATAAACCAAGACTAATTTTGCGACCGCACAGCAGTCATTCGCTAATTAGCTACATTATAGCATATGAATTAGTCTTGTCAAGTATTCATATTAAAAATAAGATTAAAATTTGCGCCGGCGCAAAACTGACTATTCATCATGTGATTTGCTTAATTCATCCATTAAACCTGACGTTATTATACCGGCCGGTAAGGCTACAACAGCAATTCCTAGGAAAGATGAAATCATAGTAATAATTTTTCCGATTGTAGTTACTGCATACACATCACCATAACCAACAGTGGTTAATGATATCGTAGCCCAATATAGGGCATCAAAATATGTTGGGAACGTTTCTGGCTCAACATTGATGATTACCAGAGCTGAAACTAGAATATATGTAATAGCCATGACCAATATGGTAATAAATGTCTCTTTTTGCTTTTTGAAAACATTACAAATCATAGTAATGCTTTTAGAATATCTAACTAACTTTAAAATCTTAAGTAATCGCAGAGATTTAAATAATCTAAAAATTTTTAGTAACTTAAAGCTGCTATTCAATAATGTTATTGATGGAAGAATGGACAATAAATCGATTATCGCCATTGGAGTTAGTGGATATAGTATAAATTTATTAAGCTTATTACTAAGCTTATCAGCTACGAACCACCGTAAAATATAATCAACAATAAAAATGATAACAGTTATCCTGTCAATTAATGTCATCCAAGATTGTTGTTTAACAAAAGCCAATGGAATAATGCTCATAAATATGACTGTAAACATAAATGTATCATAAATGGCATTTTGGTTAAGAATATTATATATTTTCTTTCGCATTGGAACTCCCTTCTACTTAATTTCATAGACTTAACATATATAAGGGCAGGATGCATGGGATAAAACCTCATTAAAATTTTCTTCTCATTTCAATGACTTTACCAAGTATCTTAACTGGGGTAGTATCTATTTCTGACTCGGTAAAACGCATAGGCTCATATACAGGATTCTGTGGTATGAGAGCAATCCCTTCTGCATATTTCTGCAATCGTTTGCAAGTTGCATCATGTCCATTGACGAGAGCAATCACAAGATCACCTGATTCGGCATCATCGACACGTTGTACGATAACGGTATCACCATCATACAGAGTAGGTATCATGCTGTCACCCTTAATCAGCAGACCGAAGTAATCACCCTTTGCAGCTAAAGCGGGAGAAATCTCTATTTGACCGATTACTTCCTCAACAGCTTCTTTCCCATATCCAGCAGCCACACGACCGAGTACTGGGATAGTGTAGCCGGATTCTATTGGCACAGTATCTATATTTAATTTCTTATCTTCTATTAAATCAGACTTATTTATATTAAAGTAATCAGCCAAAGCTTGTACTTTTCCCATTCGAGGAATGGCTATTCCTTTGCACCATGTATTAAAGGTTTGAGGAGATACGCCAATTGATTTGGCAATTTCAAGCTGTGTCTTTTCACTTTTTGCGATATAAGAATTAAGGTTTTCTGAAAAAATAGCTTTTTGCTTATCTTTAACCATTTTTATTTCCTCCTTATATACTGATAATACAATTAAATTTTATCACAGTCAACAAAAAAACAAAATAAATTGGATTTTGGTATTGACATCAAATTTAATTTGATATACTATAAGGATAACAAAAGGAAAGGAGCAATAAGTAAGTGAGTAAGTTACAGATAAGTTTAGCCGCCGCTAGAGTAAATGCTGAAATGACGCAAACAGAGGCAGCAAAGGCAATGAGTGTATCAAAAAATACTTTGGTTAATTGGGAAAAGGGAACATCAAAACCCTCTATTACACAAGCGAAAGAATTGGCGGCGATATATAAAATACCATTAGATTATATTTTTTTTGCTGATTAAATCAAATTAAATTTGATACAACGAAATAAAAAGGAAAAAATCATGTGGAAAATATTTTTTACTTACAGAGACAAGAGTAAATGCACTGTACAGGGAAAAGGAATCATCACACCTGAGCTGGCGGTGAGATGCTATTACCGGTACGGACTTCATGCTGCAGAGAGCATATATCAGCAGTACCCAAAGAAAGACCATGAGCCGGTACCACTGGAAGAGAAGATGCGAGAGCTTGGTGTAGATACAACAGAGATGAAGACTTCAGTGCTGTAGGCAGAAACGTTGCTGGACAGGATGTAGGAAAAGGAGAGCAAATGAGAATCGGACTGGAAATAGAAGTCTCGGACAAAGAACTACTCGGCAGACTGGCGAACGTCAAAGAGAAAAAGGAAGCGCTTGATCGGGCAATGGCACAGTTGGAAAGCTGTATCACATCGAGGTACGAGGCAAAGAAGCATATTGCGAAAGAAACATATCGACCAGCTTTATTTGAAGATGCAGAGGAGAAAAAGCCATGACAAAGGAAGAATTGCTCATTCTCGAGAAAATCCTCGAGAAAATAGATAAAGCAGATGAGATGAACTGCAAGAAAGAGGAAGAATACAACAGCTTCTGTACTAACACGAGAGAGGACTGGAATGAGGAACAGTATCAGAAACTCAAGAGAGAGAAAATCCTCACAGAAGCAGCGTACCTTGCAAGCCTTGTCGAGCTCAAGGCAGAAGTCAAGAACATGCTGAATCAATAAAGAATACATCCGGGCTTACCGGAGAGAAAGCTGATTTAGGAAGGAGCGTGAGAAAAATTGAAACTAATATTCATCATAGCATTGATAACTTGCTTGATAGGGTGGCTTGAAAATAAGTGGACAAAATATGCGTTGATTGTATGGATCATACAAAAGACGAACACTCAGCCATCAAAAGAGGAGATGGTTGAGTGCAAGAAATTTGTGATAGAGCATGTGATAAAGGATTTATGTAAGCCCAAACTGTGATTTTATGATAGCAGTGATTATCTGACTAGAGATTTGAACCATTGCGGATAGTGATGTAGCACCTATTTCACCAGCAACTTTTTTTGTCTTGTTCCAAATATTGTCGGAACGGATATTAGCAAGATATTCGTGTCCAGATGGTGAAAGATCACTAATTTCTACTATATCGCCACCATAGCAATAAAGCGGTTTTAATATCAGGGCAGAATGTTCACATTGGCGAATGTGATAGAGAACTTCTTCACGTGAGTATTTTGCTAATAAATGTGGAGGTTGAGACTCTATATCATAGGTGAACTTATTTTCGAATGTACATAATTCCTCCAGCGTTAAAAGAATATCACGAATACAATCATTATTTAGTTTCATTTGCAAGATTACCTTTCATTTACTCGGCATGGCAGTGCCTGTAAGGAAAGTATACGGCTGTAGGAAGTAAATATGCAAGTAGCATTTAAGAGAGAAAGGATTGAAAAGGATTGAAAACACTGACAGACCTATTTTATAGTGCGTATTCGCCTCGTCAGAAGCGGCACCATCTCTCAATGACACTGAAAGAAAAACCCGGTGAGCACACAATCAGGATTTTGCAGAATGGCCGGGAAATAATCAGAGCCACAGGAGACGAGAGAGAGCAGGCATTTCAGATGGCAACAAGAGACTTAGTAAGAAGATTTCCGGCGAAAGGAAGGTGATAAAGACGGAGAAAGCAGATTTCAAGCTCAAAGAAGTAATAAGCAGAATCGGAATAAGGATTTGGGTATATTAGGAGGTCACTTATGGAGAACAAACTTAAAGAGGCACTCAAAAAACTTGGAATTGAAACAGCAGAACAGTTAAACGCTGCCATCAGGGCAGAGAAGCCACTTGATATCGGCATCATGACATCAGAGGTGGCAAAAGAACAGAAAGCAGCATCATAAGGAGAAAAACCATGAAATTATTTAAGAAGCACACAGCAGGAATGAAACAGTACAAGGAATTTAAGAAGTGCATCGGCATGATCGGAAAGATTGAGGAGAGCGCAGATGTAAAGGAAGCTGCACTTACAGCTGGCTACATAATCGGAGTAGTGAAGGAGAGACATGACAAGAGACTCATCACCGACAGCATGTTCAACACACTCAAGGAGCTGACAGATATCATGCTTCAGGATGTGGATGAGCGTATGGAGAGCGACACACCATATGTCATGCAGATTGAGGCATAAAAAAATCCGGTCGGGAAAATCTAATTTCCTGACCGGACTCTGCATAAAAAAACAACACTAAAAGAAAAAATTATAAAAATATTATAACACAAAAAGAGGAAAAATCCATATGCCTAAATATACAAAATATCTTGAATTTTCACAAAAAGAGCGTACTGCCATAAGAGAGCGTGACAATTATCGGTGCATATTCTGCCAGATAGGCTATGAGATGCCACCGACAGCAGTCCCTGAGATGGATATAACAGACATCATGCACTACATACCACGCTCATCCATGGGACTTGGCATCAGGCAGAACGGAGCAGTCGGATGCCGGTACCACCATCATATGCTGGACAACGGCAACAGTGGAAATAGAAAAGAGATGCTCGGCATGTTCAGAGCATATCTGGATGAGTTTTATCCGGATTTTACAGATACAGAGCGAAAATACGATAAATGGAGTTTTTTAAAGGAAAAACCATATGTTTGATAAGTTTGGAGAATTTGATTCGTTCAGTGAGATTAACGAGCTCGCTGAAAACCTGCTTAACGAGGGTGATATAGAATCCCTCAAGGTAGTGGCAAAAGAAAATGGAATACAGGCTGATTTCGTGGACCTATACACCAACGGAGAAATCCCGGAGCTGTGCGATAAGCTCACGGCGGCACTCGGCAAGATTGATGTCGAGGCAGCAGAACTTAAACCGAAAGAAATTATGGAGGACTGGGTGGAGTACCTAAGAGGCCAGTGCATGGAGAATGAGCTCTTAGCTCACAACGTCAGAAAGAAAGGCAAGACATTGAAGGGCTGTATAGCAGCTATCCTGACATGGTCCTTCAAGAATCAACAGACAGTTGACAAGGATATCATCAAGGCAGCAGGCGTATCAGCGAGCAAAGTCACGCTCGGCATCCCGGGTATGGCAAGAGCCAAGAAGATAATAACAGACTACTACATGGGAAAGTAGGCACTACAGATGAAAGAAAAGGCAATAGAAAAAATACCATACATAGGACTGCAGAAGATAAGCAGAATAAAATCCGTGAAGTACATTGGTGTTACCGCAGTCAAGAACATAGGACATCAAAGGCATCTGCTCCTTGAGGTGTACAAAAATAAAAAGGAGTCAAAAAAGATTCCTGTAGTGAGAATTGCACTCACCAAGAAGGATTTCGGCACATACTGGCCGGACAAGCAGATATGGACGCGCCAGCAGCTTTCAGCTTACAGCCCTATATGGTCTGAAACACATACATACACCATGGGAACCCTGGCAGACGAGAATATCATGCAGAGCCCGGAAGACCTTGCAAGAATAAAGAGCTTTTGCGGCACCAGGATATACAACGACACTCGTTGGTGGGAGCACATAGCTGAACATGAGGGTGACATCATATCAAAAGAAAGAACAAAAAGAGTAGAGCGCAAGTACAAGAGGCGCCAGGAAGCACTGAAGGACAGACAGGCAAACACCAAAGAGCTCCCCGAAAAAGCAATACTGTACAGAGCTGATCACGTATATTTCCATGATGAACACTTTTTGTATTACAAGAAGCATGGAAGCCGGGCTGACATAGCCTGCAGTAAGTGTGGAGGTGTGACTACTGCAAGATGGAAAAGCAGTGGAGCATACGAGGACCAGTTTGAGAGAAACATAGAAGAGCCGCGAGAGAACAGCTTCGGCACATGTCCTATGTGTGGCGCACGCGGGCAGTACAAGTGCAAAGGAAAAGCAAAAGGCAGCATCAGAAAAACCCGGTATCTGTTTCTTGGCCAGAAATACAAAGATAATGGCTTTGTCATGAGGTACATACAAGTAGAGAAAGAGTGGACACTCGGCTTCATTGCCGGCGAGAAAGGCGATGAAATGTACAATGCCTACGAAAAACTGTCGGGGGTTGAGCTGGCAAGGGCATATTTCGAACCTGGCAAAAAGGTACAGGTTGACTATAACAAGCATGATCCGTATGTAGGGAGAGACTTCTGGGATGACTGCAATCTGTATGGCTTATCAAGCATCAGAATCAATTCCGGACCAATACTTCCGGAGACATACGGTGAGATGGCAGGAACCATGTTCAAATACAGCGCCATGAAGGAATACACAGACAGCCTCATGAGCGTATGTAATCCGGTTGAGTACCTTGAGTGCTACATGCGTACACCTCAGCTTGAGATGCTTGTGAAGATGCACCTGATAGGAGTGGCCGAGAAGCTTATCAAATGCGAGTATGGAATCATTGAGGATGAAACAGCAACGAGACCGGATGAGTTCCTCGGCATCAGAAGGGAAAAGCTCAAGCTGCTCATTAAGGAAAAGGGAGACATAGGTCTGCTGAGGGTTCTGCAGATGGAAAAGAGACTCGCGGAGAACTGGACAGATGAACAGGTGCAGCAACTGGCAGAGACCGGACTCACATACACACAAGTCACGCTTGCAAAGAAATACATGACATTGCAAAAATTTTTAAACCGTATAAAGAAATATGCATGCTGTGATTACGGAGGCTGCAGTCGGTCAGTATACAGAATCAGACACATGGCCTCTACATACGCTGACTACCTGAGCATGAGAGAAGACAGAGGCTACGATCTGACCAACACGGTATATCAGTTCCCGCATGACCTGGATGAAGCCCACGAAAAGATGGTGGAAGAGGTCAACAAGGAAAAACTGGACAAACATCTGAAGGATGTTGCGGCGCGCTTCCCGAACATTCGACACAGCTATAGGAAGCTGAGAAATAAATATTACTACGAGGATGATACATACATCATCAGACCGGCAAAGTCAGCAGAGGAAATAGTAACAGAGGGGCGAGTACTTCATCATTGTGTCGGAGGAGATAACTACTTAGGGAAACACAATCGGGGAGAGACGTACATACTTTTCTTAAGATTCAAGGACACACCAAATATGCAGTACGTCACTGTCGAGATTGATTCCGAAGTACCGAACATACTGCAGTGGTACGGAGCCCACGACAAGAAGCCTGACCAGGAGAACATACAGAAGTGGCTCAACAGCTACATACGAATGCTTGTGACAGGAACACTGAGGACAGCAGGCATGCCGGCAGCGACTACGGCAGATATGCCGGCAATGGCTATAGCATAGGAGGATATATGGAATACGTGCAGATGACACTAGATGACTGGGTGCAGATGAAACAAAAACTGAGGCAGGAACTCATAGGAGTGAAGCAGAGCTTCGTGAGAATAGGCTATGCACTCAGACAGATTGACGACCAAAGACTTTATGAAAATGATGGCTACAAGAGCATAGCAGAATTTGCTAAGGCTGAGTACGGACTTGAGGCATCCACAACAAGCCGATTTATATCCATCAATCGTGAATACTCGATTGACGGATATTCGGAACACTTGAGACCGGAGTATACGGACCTTGGAAGGAGCCAGCTTGAGGAGATGCTCAAGCTCCCCGACTCTGACAGGCAGATGATACAGCCCGAGGCATCAAGAGAGGACATAAGAGAGCTCAAGAGATTCAACAAGACCGAGCCTGCAGCGGGTGTGGCAGATGACACAAGCCAGCTAATAGAGAAATTCTTTGAGGACAACAAGGATATCCTCAATGAGGTGTACTCAAACGAGTTTGATGAGGAGTCAATGAACCGATTTGCAGAAATTGTAAATCCAGCCGGAAATCGCTCATTCAAAAAAGGTCTTTACTTTATGATGATGTACGAGAATCGCGTCACAATCAAGAAGTTTGGAGACACGCCAAAAAATATGTCATGGTGGGAATTCTACAAGCTTATGTGCTCTATCTTTGATGAGGACGCAGCAGGCGCCCGGACATGGCAGAACCATTTTGGAGGAGACGATGAAACACAGGAAAATGAGCCGACAGGAGAGCATACTACAGCAGAAACTCCTGAACCAGAGGATGACAATGCAGCAGTTGGAGAAGCTGGCACTGATGAGGTCAAAGAGACTGAATCGGGAAGCGTGGCAGATAATGAGCCAGCTCCTAGAGCAGGAGAAGAGCAAAAGGATGCTCCCACCGACAGAACTACAGACTGCAGAGAGGATAATAGAGAGCCTGCGGACAGGCCCAAGGAACAGACGGGAGAAAAGAGCCTTGGAGAACAAATTGCGCCGGCGCAAAAATCCCCGCAAATCCTTGAAAAATCAGAGTCTGAGAGCATCGAAAAGGAAGAAAATGAAGTCCAAAGCATAGAGGAAAATGAGCCAGAGATAGAGGACGAAAAGCCGGAGACAGAAGTCATAGAAGCATGCATGACAAGAAGAGAATATATGAACACTCTTACGGTGGCGAAAATGGCTGATTACATAGCAGAGGAGCATCACAGCGGCCACTTATTGGCATCAGATTTAATTTTCCCGGAGAAAATCAGTCAATGGCTCAGAGGCGAAGTTGATAGATATGGAAAAGCACAAAGTTAGGAGGCAGAAAAATGTTTATAGATTGCGCAAAATTAGAAAAAATTTTAAAAGCTGATTACAAAACGTGGGGCGTCAAGTTTGAACTCACAGACAAAGGTATGTACATCCTGAACGGCACCGGATGGATGGTGGAAGCCGACAAAGAAAAAATCACAAAGGAATTTTTAGGTACCGTAATCAAAATCTGCGGTCTTGCACCGGAAAAGGGCGAGTTCATGACATACCAGAAAGGACACGACCCACAGTTTGAGACCGAAAGAAAACCTCTCCTGTGGGATATGGCAAAGGACACGAAGGAAGCCTTTATTTCACCAATTAAAATCATGCAGAACGATAACATGATGTCGGTAGTTAAAACACCGGGCGGGGCGCGTCTCATCAATGATGCACGCTTGGCAATAGTCAACCCGGACAAGTGCCGTGAAAACGAAAATCCACCAAGCACCTTTGCCGTGCATGGTGACTGGCTTATCTCATACAACGACGAGATGGCAGTCGGAATATGCTTCACGAGTCCTGCCTACAAGCCGGAGCTTGAGGTCTTAAGACTCCTCTCAGGAGTGGATTTCTATTGGATAGAGACACCACACTATGAGCTATAGGTTGAAACACCTGCGAAAGCGAAAGAAACCAGGCATGCGAATTATTTATATCACGAAACTGATTTGTAAGCCATTTATACACAAGGGAGCCCTTACCCAGCTCCCTTTACCTCGGAGGATAATAATATGAAGTGCAAAATATGTGAAAAAGAATTCGAATTAAAGAAAGAAGAAAAATATTTAGCGACAGAGAAAGTAGCAGCTTTTGGAACCTTGGCAAAACTACCAAAAACGTTTGAGGCATTCGACTGCCCACATTGTGGCTGTCAGAACATAGTGAATATCAGAGAGGAAGAGGCAACCGACTATGATGTGGATAAAGTAGTGGAGCAGTTGAGTGATAGAAGCACACTGTCAAGACCTGTTGACTGGTCAAAAGTTGCAGTTGATACACCAATACTGGTAAGAGATAATATTTTTTCCAAGTGGGCTAAAAGATATTTTGCGAAATATGAGAATGGAAGAGTTTACGTTTGGAACAATGGATCAACATCGTGGAGTGACAATAGGTGTACACCGTGGAAACTAGCCAAACTTCCGGATAAGGAGAGCGGTGATGGAAGATGAAAACTTCTTTGAAAAATGCAGAACTTGTCAACACTGTTATACGAAAAATGATGACGATTATGTTTATTGCAGGAAAAGAAATGAAAAATGTGAATACAAACCATGCAAAGAAGAACACAGCAAGTGGGAAGAATGGCTTCGGTCAGAAGCAGAATAGGAGAATAATATGTCAGGAATAGATTTAATAGTATATGGGATGCTCTTAGCGTTCACTATGATTGGAACAACAGAGTTTGTAATAGGGCTGTTATTGCTTAGGGAATACGATAAGCTTCAGAAAGAAAAGGAAAAGTAGCATGGCATGGTACGCACTTTACAAATGGTACAAGAACTGGAGCAAAAAAACTACCCCAATATGATTGACTGGTATTCGGAAGAACTGAACTCACCAAGATGGACAAAATTAGATATATATCGCTTGCATCAGTACAAAACCAAATAGGACGAAACACAATGAACAGAAATGAATGTCAGAATTGCAAATATTATGAAAAATGCGGCAAACCAAGCAGACCAATAAAGTGCATGGGATATGAGCCGAAGGAGGCAGCAGTTGAAGAGCAGAACATTGAGCGACATAAAGCCAATAAAACCCAAAAAGTGTGAATTTGATTCTATCGACTGCACACCGGCCTGCAAATACTATAAGACATGTATACACAGCTTGCACAAGCAGGCTGTGTCTCTACATATATAGAAAGGAAAAATCATGAAAAAAGATAGCGTGAAAAAAGAAACATGGAAAGAATGGGAACAAACGTGCGAAAAATTAAAAAAGTATGAGACAACTCTTAAACGAGTCGTTCTGACAACAGACAAAAAGCTGCTGTATCAGGCCGAATATAACAGAAAGATAAGAGCAGCACAAAGGCAGCAGTAAACCCATAACATAATATAGTAGGTAAAAATTCTTTATCGTCCTTGTAATGGGTATTAACATATGAGGGATTTTTATATTTAAGAGTACACAGTATGAGAAGATACGACAGCTACGACTACGAAGAGGCTTTTAAAAAATACATAGATGACACCGAGGAGGAGAGGCTTGAGAAGCTTCTCAAAGAGGGCAAGGTAAACTGCCTGTACAGAACAGCCACCACGAAGTGCACCAACATAAAGTCACAGACCACTCTCCTTGAAGCTCAGATATACCCAAGCTACCCAAGGCTCAGTGACATGCCGAAGACCAAAAAGAGACCATCAAGCAAAGCTCAAAGAAATCTGAATGATAAAAATGCAAGGCGGTATCTAATAAGACTTGCGAATATCAACTTTGGAAAAGGTGACCTATGGTGCACGTTTGGGTGGAATGATGACAAGCTCCCGACAGACGAAGAGAGGGGCAGGAAAGATATCAAGAATTTTATTGCAAAGATAAATTACCGGAGAAAAAGAAAAGGACTTGGAAACATCAAGTACATATACGTGCTCGCATTTGATGGGTATGTGAGACCGCATTTCCACATTCTCATGACCGGAGACGGCATGGACAGAGACGAGCTGGAATCGCTCTGGAAGAAATGCGACAGACCAAATACACGAAGAATATCACCTGATGATGATTTTCTCATCACAGGTTTAGGAGAATATATATCAAGAAATCCACACGGTACTAAGCGGTGGGTGAGTTCAAGAAACCTAAAGAAGCCACCGGAGCCGACAAAGAGCTATAGCAAGTTCAAGAAGCGCCGTGTTGAGAGGATGGCCAAAGACCACACAGTATTAGAGACAGAACTCACTAAAGCATATCCGGGCTACAAGTTCCTGGATGCGGAGGTCAAGTACAACGGTATCAATGCAGCATTTTATATCTATGCTCGCATGGTTCGGAATTGAGGAGTGACAAATGACGAAGAAAGAATTAACAAGCGTATATTATATCAAAAAAGAAATCAAGATGTGGGAAGAACAACTGGAGCTGATTGAAAGCAAAGCAGAAGGAAAAGCAATGCAGATTACAGGCTTGCCATTCACTCCGGGCGCTGGAAGCAGTGACCCGATGGCAGACTTGGCAATTAAGGCTGTGAGTGTAAGAGAGCTGATTGAAGTCAAAAAGAAAAAGCTCAATCAGCAGCAGGACAGAATTATCTCGTGGATTATATCAATAGACGACACAGTCATTCGACAGATTATGTTGTATCGTCATGTCAGGTGCTATTCTTGGAACACAGTTGCACAGAAGATAGGCATTACAGCCGACAGTGCACGCAAGAAACATGACAGATATCTGCAGCAGTCTCAGAAAGAAAATAAATAAAGTTGTCCGTTTTGTCCGTTTAAGGTGTGATATAGTGTAAGCATAAAGGATTGGCAAAAGGGCTGGTCCTTTTTATTTTGGAATAATGACAGATACAGAAGCAAAGAAGTTTTATGACAGTAAGGCATGGCAAACTAAAAGAATAGAGATATTAAAGCGGGATCGCTTTGAGTGTCAGGACTGCAGGGCAAGAATCCAAAAGGCTGTGGCAGAAGGAAAATGGCTGCCGGAGAAAGAAAAGAAGATAGCAAGGGCGAATCAGGTACATCACATACAGGAACTGAAGGAGCATCCGGAGCTTGCATTGGATAATGACAATCTTATTAGCCTGTGCGTTCGTTGTCACAACATCAGACATGGCAGAGTGCCTCACAAGTTCAAAAGAAAAAAGAAACTTGTGAGCCGGGAGCGTTGGTAATACCCCCCGGTCAATTTTTGCGAAATTTTCTTAAATGGCGAACCTGTGTGTGGCCCATGACTCCGGAAAAATTTTGAAATCTCGCGTGAAAAGGGCAAGGGGTACCAATTTCAAAAATTACTTTAAGAAGAATTTTTTTGGAGAACACAAAAATA